CCACGGTGGGGATCACGTCGGACAACACAGTCATCCTGTTTTCTCATCGTAGCCACGCACCCGGCACCCCTAACAGTCTGTAAGTGTTGGTGCGCGTACTGCATGCGCGTATGCAGAATATCCCGCTAACCACCCGGCAAGATCACGCGACACGGCAAGATCACCTCCGCGTGGTTAACGATCCGGGGTCACCGGCCGATACGGGCCCGCAACTCCCGCTTAGTCAACTGGTGCTCCACCCGGGCATCGATCGCTGCCGTGAGCGCGGCAGGGTCGGTGAAGAACGCGTCTAGCATCCGCACCCCGAACATGTCCTGTGCACCCGCTGCGACCAAAGCAGTGACCGCACCGGACGCGACTAAGCATTCCGCGCGGGGTACGGGGAACCCGGGGGCGTTCACCTGACAGACGGCGATCAGTTCGAGGGCGCCGTTGATGACCCGCCAGTCACCCGACGGCGCCGATGCACGCAGGGCGCGGATCTGCTCCGGGGTGGCATCCGACCGCAGCGAACCCGCCACCCAGATGCCGTGCCGGTCCTCCCCCGCGTTCACATCAGCGATAGCGGAGCGGGTGTCGTCGTAATGCTGCACCGCGCGGCCAGCATCCGCACTGAGAGGTGCGTGGCCGCCGGCTAGGGTCAACTGCCCGACAGGCTGGTCGGAGCCGTCAGCGGTAGCCACAACCCCCGTGCGGAAGTAGCTGTAGTTGCTGCGCGACTTCGGTGGACGCACGTTCCCGGGCAGCCCTGTGTGCGTCGAGTTCCAGGAGGCAATATGCCCGAACACTTGACCTGCTGGCGTCACAGTGATCGGAGTCGGCCGTAGCATCTCCGGAGGCTGAAACCACTCCGCAGGCGGCTGCACCGGGCCAGCGTCAGCCGTCAACGCCGCGATCAACGGCTCATCCAAACGCAACGGGTCAGCCTCGCGGAAAATTGAGATGGTCATCAGTGCCCCTTAGCTCCATGCTCACGGCCCGGCCAAACCCCGATAGCGATTCGGTGGAGACTCGCACACTGCCCCTTGACGACATGCGCACTGTGCACGTATTTAGATAACTGCTCCACGCAGCGGTAGAAATCATGCGGAACGCCCCATTTGATCTTAGCGGCGCCCGGTCCGTGCACCCAATACTCGCGAAGCTGGTTCGGGGTATTCGTATGCGGGTCGGCGTCTGCGACTACCGGCTCGGCGCTCGCCTTGACAGGCGCCTTCACCGGAGGTGGCGTCGGGGTACCAGCAGGCGGGAACTGCTTAGCCAACTGCGCGTCGATAGCAGCAATCTGCGCTTTCAACTGAGCGTCCAGTTTCGCTTTGCTAGCGGCGTTCGCTTTCGTCGCTGCCGTATGCCGGGCTGTTTCTTTAGCGGCGGCTTCCGCGCGGCGTGTCTGCCAGGCGAGGCGTCGTTGTGCTTCCGCTACCCGCATCGCTTTCCGCTGCGCCGGGCTAGCAGCGGCGTATTTCCGCATGTAGTCGATGCGGTGCTGCTGCTCGCCGAGTAGTGACGCGGATTGCGCGTCGTTGAACTTTTGATGCAACGCCGTTTCTGCTGCTGACGCTGCCTTTTCTTTCGCCGCTACCGCGTCACGTAACGCTGTCTTCTGCACTTGCGCGGCCTTAGACGCGGCAGCCTTCTTAGCGGCGGTCGCTTTCTTAGCAGCCGCTGAACCGCCACCACCACCCCCGCCACCTGCCGGGGACTTGTACGGCTTCGTCACCACCGTCTTCGCTTTCGGTGCGGCATGCGGGGCGGTCGTTTTCCGGTTCGCCTCCAACGCGTTGACCTGGCTGCCACCCCCAGCGGTCCATTTTCCGGTGGGGTCGCGCGCCTCCGACGGGTTGAACGCTGCCGTGACCGGGCCGAGCGGGATGTTGCGTTGGTCCTGCCCGTGCCACACCCCCACCTGATCGAAACTGAGGGGTGTGCCGCCGAGTCCATCTGTCGGTACCGGGTCAGCCGAGTACGCCCTCGTCAGATGCGGCGTATATCCGTGCGTCGAATCCACCGGCACACCGTTGCTGCTGAGGTGATCCACGAGGGAGTTGCGGGCCTCGCTCAAACCGGGTACGTCCGCGAGCGCCACCTGTACCGGGTTGTCGGCGTTGTCGCTGCCCTCGAACGTTGCCGGGCCGCTGACCTCACCGGACAGGGGTTGCTGGTCGGCCGCCCATTGTGCGACCAGTTCAGCTAACCCGTCCGCGTCTACCGGGCAGTCCCCCGTGTTGCCCAAGTAGGCGAGAGTCACATGCATCTCGCCCGGGTCCAACCCACCCGGCACCGCGAGTTGCTGCGCGGTCGCGTCATCTAGGGGCAGCGCGACCATCACGCCGTCGGAGAAATCCGGGGTGGCAGTTTCAGGGGTGGGTGTGTCGATTGGACTTACAACGTCAGTAGATGGTGCAACATCGGCGGCGACGATCGGGAACACCGCGTCATGGTCGTCGATCTGCCGCAGCATCGGCGGCACGTCGCCCTGGGGGAGCAACGCGAGGGGCACCCCGGCGGCAAGCAGGTGGGTGAGCGTGTCACGGTCCGGCACCCATTCACCGTCGTCGCGGGCGTACACGACGCCGTCAGCGACCTGGAACACGTTCAGCACTGCCGTCGTGTCCACTTCATCCACGGCTGCGTACACGCCGTCTGAGGCGCCTGCCGTTGCGGTGAGGGGGATGCGTTTCGGGAGGAACGCTTTCGGCGTGGCGGCCCTGAGTAGCAGACTGTGGCCGTCGGCGCATGCGGCGAGTGCGTCGGTGAGGACGTCGCCCGCCAATTCCATGTAGTTGAGTCCGGTCGGCTCAAGGTCAGTGGGGACTGCCTGCCAGCCGTCGGCCGTCCACTGCTCCGTCCCGTCAGCCCCGGCACGGATGACGGCGCTGACCCGGTCCCCGTCCACAATCCCGTAACAGGTGTTCAGGCAAGGCGACTCGATACCTGCCGCCGTCAACACTCTCACGTCAGCGTCGGCCGCTACATCCACCGACTGCCCGTACTGGCGGGTAACCCACGCCCCGAGTTTCCCGTTCACACCCGACGCCAGCAGCGCTAGGAACGTCACCCGACCCACCGGCATCCGTGACCCGATATCCCTCAGGCGGGCAGCGTCAACCCCCGATGCGGTGACAGCGAGACGACGCGCCTCCCGCGCAACATCGAGAGGCACCTCCCAGCGGCGTTCCGCCACAATCAGCCCGCACTACGCGCGGCGATCCGCTCCCGCAACACAGCAGCAGTCACCGGGACAGGCACCGCATCGGCAGGCTTGGCCTTCTTTTTCGGCTTCGACCCGAACCGGTCCCGCAGGGCAGTCTTAGCCGCCTCCACATCCACCGGGGCAGCATCCGGGGTGTCCGTCATGTCAGCACCCATACCGTCCGGGACCAGCGCAGCGTCTCCCGGGGGGAGTGGCTCCCCGGTCGTGTCATCCACGAGCGGCTTCTTCCCCGCCGCCGTGAGAGCCTCATCAACCGCTTCCTTCGACGCCGCCTTGATCGCCGCCACCAACGAATCCATGTCGAACTGTGGCGGCACCTGAGCGGGCGGGGATGCCGTGAAAATCTGCGTCACCGACGCCGGGTTGGACGTGGTGCTGGTCAGGTAGCTGGCTGCCGCTACCGGCATCGGCACGGCAGGCACAGCCGGGGCCACGGTCGCCTCGGGTTCGGTCACAGGCTCATCCGCAGACTCATCATCGGGTGTCTCTTCCTCGTCGTCGGATTCCTGGGTGGCGGCGATCAGTTCATCCACGTAGCCCTGCGGATTGTCCTGATACTGCCGGTAGTCGGTTTCGAAACCGTCGGTGTCCGCTTCAACCTCATCCGGGTCAAGGCCCGCCGACGTGAGCAGTTCACGCACCTGCGACACCCACAACGCCACCTCATCGGCGGGGGCGGCAGCAGCACGGAGCGGCTTCCACGAATCCGGGATCAAGTCAGTGGCATGCAAGGAACGGGCACGTCGCAGCAGATACCGTTTCGCCGCGACCTTATTCCGGGCCCGGCCATACGCCTGAAAAGCCTTTGCAAGCTCCCCCCGGTTCCGGGTCGGATAGGAGTAACTCCCGTCCTCATTCCGGAGCGCCTGCCCCTTCTTCCCGAGCGCCGCCATCTCATCCGTTGACGGGGCGCCTGACGCCGCCGTAATCGCGTCACCCCACTCAGCCGGGATTTGGTCGGCCGCCTCGAACGCGTGAGCACGGCGTGACACATACCAGCGGGACTGCGGGCGGTCCTGCGCATAGGCGATAGCGGCGGGAAGATCGGCGACACTCGCCACGATGGGGACCATACTCACGGGCGTTTCCTTCCAACGATCACCGTTGAGATTCGGCGAAGATTAACACGCTTGATGCCGTAGACTGCGGATGCCGAGGCGCGGTACGGCATGGTGGTGTACGCCATGGTGAGCCACGGCGTGGTAGGGGAAATCATGGCGCCGCCCTCGGGGGCAAGGTTCCACCCGGGGGTACGTCCTGATCATTAGATCCGGCCGGGTTCTGGCTGAAGTTGTTCGCCGGGCTAGGGTTCGGCTGCTGAACAGCCGTCTTAGCTTTCTTCAGTGGAGACGTTGCAGCGTTCGCTTCGTTCATGCCGACGGATTGCTGCGTCACCAGCGGACCGGCGCCCTTAAAGAATTGGGGCAGCAGTTCGCGTGCCACATAGTCGATCAGGTTCGGTGGCCACTGCTCCTTTTGCAGGAACGCCCGCATCACCACTTCGTCTTCGCTGGGGGCGTCCTCAGCGTTGAATGAGTGCGCCTGCCGCCACGCGTCGTCAGAGAGGGCGCCCCGGTCCCAACCCGCGTCAGCATCGGCGCCACGGTCGGGTCGGGCTGTGACAGCGGACGCGTCGAACCAGGCGACGATCTTCTCGACTTCTTCGAGGTCCCAGCCTTCGACTTTCGCGTCGGCGCGGAGCAGGGGTCGGAGGTACACGTCAGTGATGTCGTCGACGAACGCGAGGGCTAGCGGTTCGACGGACTGCTTGTACACATCCTCTGACACTTGTGTCGCATTTGAGTACCTAACGGCCGAGTAGCCGGTAATGAGGTCTTTTGGGATGGCGAGGCCTTGCAAAATCCGCAGCAGCACATTCTCCGACTGCTTCAACAAGTGCTCGTCGATATCCCGCGCCAACGAAAGCCACTCGATACCAGGCCCCACAAGCTCGTCCGGAACGATCGCAACCATCGGGATCACCGCAGCCCCGGCCTGATCATCCTGCACGGGTTGCGTCATCACCGCATGCAGGTCGGTTTCGAACGGGGACAGTTCCTCCACACCGTTGTCGTCGACGTTGCCTTCAGTACCCGGTGTGCGGGACGCGGCGATAATCGACGCGGCGACCTTCAAAATCCCGGCGTTCATCCGGGACCGGATCGTGTTATTCATCATGCGGTTCAACAGAATCAGTTGCTCACAGAGGAACAGCACCGGCCGTACCGAACAGTCCGGGTCCGCACTGAACTGCGGATGCTGAGTCCACATCCTGTACACAGCCGACTTCGGGGGAAGATCCTCCGGCAGGCCGCCCATCGTGGACGCGGACGGCTGATGCTTCATCTTCCCGCCCGGATCGACAATGATCTCGAACGTGGACCGGATCGCCCACCTGTCGTTGATCAGACAGAGGTAGCACTCGCCGGCTATCTGCTTGTTCAACGCGTAGGAGCGGAGCAGCGACGCCATCCCGACGCCCCTGTTCAGGTTCCCGAGGTACTCGCGGGCCTTCGCAGCTAGGCGCGGGTCGATGCCGCCCTTGGCGCCGACCTCCCCACCGTCCGGCAGGGCCAGTTTCGACGCGTCAGTGACCTCTGTCGGGGGCTCGTCAGGGTTGACGACCACCGCAGGGTGAATGCGCACCTGCGATAGGGCCGCCGCGACAAGGTTGAACGCGTAGGACACTTCGCCGACCGCGTTGTAAACGCGCCAGGATTCCATCTGCCATGCGTGGCTGAGAGCGTTCCGGTTCCGGAGTGTCTCTAGCTCGGAGCGGTTACGGAGACGGACAGGGGTCGCAGCGGACGTGATCGCTCGGGGGGCGTTGGCTTTAGTCTGTTTCGCCCGCCCGCTGAACACCGCCACTAGCTGCCATCCTCCGACTCAACGCCGCTGACGCTTGATCATTACGCCAGTCGTTGAAAAGGATGGTAGCCGACGACAGTGCCAGAACACGGCAAACCCGCGCGGGGAGCAGCACCACGGCTACGGCAGCCCACACTGACACGCACCGCTTGCAGGTGACGAGATAGGCGGCTTGGCTGTTCGGCCATTGCTTAGCGACGGCTTCGCGGAATGTGCGACTGACCTGATCCTCAGTTACGAGTTCAGTCAACCTCCATACCGCCAAGCCCCGCCATACCGCATCTCGCCTAGCCACAACCGACCCAACAGCACCTCGCCATACCTGCCTCACCAAACCCATCCATGTCGAAACATGCCACACCACGCCTAGCCGTGCCTGCCACACCCAACTGTGCCTAGCCCAAACCGGCCTAACCCCGCCCCACCTGCCGTACCTAGCCACGGCCGACCGCGCCACACCGCGACTCACCTAACCTGACCGTGCCTGCCGTACCAAATCTCACCGCGACTTGCCATGCCCCACCTCGCCGTACCTGCCTCACCCCTCCGCATCCCACCTAGCCGCACCGTGACATGCCGCGCCCCGCCTGCCACACCTCACCCGACAGGTATCCCCACCATGCCTGCCTTACCACGCACTACCGAACACCATAACGCCATGACATACACTGCCACGCCAAACCTGCCGAACCGGACCCAACCCGAACTAACCACACCGACCTAACCTTGCCTTACCTGCCACAACACACCGGGCCGAGACGGACCTAGCCACGCGTAACCCTAAGCTGGCTTACTGCTGACCGTGCCCTTGACTAGGGCAATGAACCCGGCCAGATCTTGGTACCGCTCCCACAGTTGAGTCCACTCCCGTTCCGCCTGCCGCAACATCAACTGTGTCGAGAACTCATCCTCAATCACGTCGCCGATCGGCTCATACGTGGAGTCGCGACGCACCGCGTGCCACTCCCGGACCCGGACCGGGGTTTCATCAACCACAAAGTTGACTTCTATTTCCCGGATCATGTCAGCGGCCTGTCGTAACCGGTACTTGTGGCCAGCGACATCATTGTCCCACTCAAACCGATTGTGTAACGGGTGGGATGCGGGGGTGGCAGCCTCCACGACGATCTCTGCCGTCAGACGTTTCTGCTGCTTGTAGATCTTGGTCATTTCGTCGCGGAGGCTGCCCATTGCTACTTCTCCTCGTCCTGGTGGACGGTCACCTTGCGGGACTCGTCAATGGCGTAGGTGCCGTTCTGGCCGGACTTCTGTGGGCGCCACTCCCCGACACCGACACCCATGCCGCCCGCGTCGATCAGCGACAGGACACTGTCCCGTGACAGGGCGGACGTCACGTAGGTGACGACGAGGGTCGCGGCCCAGTCAGCGAACTCGGCCCTATAGCGAAGGTCCGTGCTAGCCAGTGAGAGACGGACGATGTCCTCACGCATCTTCGGCTCGCCCGTGATCGGGACGAGAATCTCCGAACGGTCCTTCGACGGGACACCGTGCATGAAGATGAACTGCCGCAGCTCGGTCATCTTCACGTCCTTACCGAAGAACCGGGCCGCGCCGACCGTGGCCGCTTTGAACCCGAGCACCGGGAAGCCGTAGCCGTCGTCAGTGCGGTGCATGCTGGCCTCGTAGTCGGCCTGCGGGTCCCGTTTCTGCTTCGGGGTCTTCTTACCCTGCTGGGTGTCGAGCATCTGCCGCTTCGCCTTCTCGGAGAACCGGTGCATGATCAGCGGGGTTGTGCCGATGATCGGGACGTCGATCGTTTCGGTCCCGATCCGTTCGATGTTGACGATGGGTGTAGTCACTACGCCTCCAGGCGTTAGATGGGATTTTGGCCGCCGCATGCGGCCATCCCTAATCCTGCCAGAGCTAGTGACTACTAGTCAAGGGCCGTACCTGCCGCACCACGCCTCATCCACCCGGACACGCCCTACCTCACCCGGCCGCACCTAACCGTGCACAGTGCCTACTTTAGCAGTTAGATTAGATCGGTGGCCAATTCATATCGACTGTTCAAGTTTCTCAGCGGTGATAAGCCAAACACTGCTAGCGGTAATCGGCTTCATGCTGAACGCGAGGTGGCAACGGCAGCCGATAACAAGGTCGGGTGGGGCTTGAGGATCGCCCGGGCGCATCAGGTCCGACCCATTCACATTGAACGGCTTATCGAGGCGGACTGTTTTCCCGGCCAACTCCATGTGTGCGGGCCGAACGCGGCTGTCGCCGCGTGTAACCCATGTCTTGTACCGAGCGCCTAAGCGTCGGGCAATGTCTTCCCTGACCCGTTCGCGGCTATATGTCGCTAATGACCGGCCGATGATCGCCGCTGCCTGCTCAGCTTGGTCCGCGTCCATCGGACCGCCCTCTAAAGGGGCTCTGTCGTCCGCGCTGATCTTGAGCCATTCAGCGCTGTGCCTTTCAACATCGCCGAGCACAGCGGTGGTGGCCTCGTCAGCGGCCTGCGCGGCTTCCGTGGAGGACATGCCGGCAGCGGTAGCCATGTCGTACGCGGAGCGCCGCAAGTAGTCGGTGACGATCCCGCTCAGCGAGCCCTGCACGAGACTCAGCCATGGCGCCCCAGCAGCCTTAGCCGCTAACAGGGCGGCGATAGCGGCGGCCAGTGCGGCTTCCGTCTGGTCGCGGTCGTCCTCGTTGATACCGCCGTCGAACTGGTCGGGGCTAGTCATCGGCAGCTAGTCGATCAAGTAGATCAGCGTCATCAGCGATGATCCGGTCAGTGAGTATATCCACCGGTTCGAGTGGTGGCGCGTCTGCACCGTGGCGTGGGCATCCCGGGTCAGTAGTGGTTCGCACCCATCCCCGGCCCATGTCAACGCCGTAGAGGCGGCCGAGGCTCTCCCATGTTTTCAGGCAGACACACTCCGGGTCCGGCCATACACTCGTAGGGGGGTTAGTCATCGGGCAGGCAACTCATTGTCATCAGTCGTACATCTACCAGTTCAGAGGGTCCGAGCACAGCCCATGCTTGAACGCAAATCGGGCAGCGACAGTCGGATCTTAGATCCGCTTTGCGTTTGTTGCAGGGCTGGCAGGCCGGCACGGTGTTGAGGATCGTTCGGTCCCGGACGACGGCCAGACGCGAACGGGGGACGATGTGGTCCCGGGTAGTTGCTGGCACCTGGCAGTAGTGGCAGACCGACTCTAGAATCTTCTGCCGCTCAGCCAGTTCTCTTTCCTGTCGTTTGTAGAACTCGCTAGCCAAGTAGGCGCGGCGCTCATTAGCCCGCTGCCAGCGGAGCACGTCAGCTACCGGGTCATCGATCTCAACTGGCACGCTCACGGCAGCACCCACAGCACGAACCCAACCAGCACAGCGACGATGAACAAGCCGAGGGCGACATCCAACCACACGCTACGGTCGGCTAGAGGCTCGTCATCGGTCCACACAAGCGTGATCCTAGTCTGGAAGGTGGCGCTCGGCGGGTACGCCACAGGGTGCAGATACCCGCCGAGCGTGGTGAGTCTAGGCAGCCGCTTCACGGCATGTCACGCAGCGCCAGTTGGACTCGACCGGGTCAGGGCCGACCATGCCCGTCAGTTCACCGTAGGCCACGTCCCCCACATCGAACAGGTAGCCGCAGCCCTCGCACGTCCAGCCGTTAGGGATCAGGTCGGCAGCGGTGACGATGCGCAAGGCGTCTCCCCTCGTAACGAAGCGGGCCCCGGGAGGCTTGACCCTGCAACCGGGACCCGCTATCGTTCGGTTTGCGGAACCGAAGGTAAGACTAGCAGCACCGACCGGGCTTGACAACCAGTCACTAGCTGCAATCTTTCCCTGACAACTCCGGGCCGGCTGAACCCCGGCTCTAACCCAGGTTGTGCTGGACGGTTTCCTGCGGGCAAGTTCGTGAACACTGAAACTAGAGCGACGCGCCGACCGTAGACACGCATGGCCCTGCGGTACCAATCCCCCGAGCGCGTACGCATGAGGCGCCATTCCCGGTAGTAATGCACCGGGCTGTTCAACGATGCTCCAAGCGGCAGACGGGACATGAACGGCTTGTTGATCAGGCCGTTCTGCCTCAACCACCTGCACAACTCCGGGATTAGCCGTCTCAGTCCTGGCAGTAGAGGTGAGCGGGGGCGAGCATGATGGCGTAGAACTCGGCCATCTCGGCGCATTCGCGCGTGTAGGCTGCGGTGCCGGGGATGGTTGACGGGCGGTTGGCGTCGCGGGAGTCGCGGATGGACTGCTCTAGGTTCGCGCGGATTGCGGCGCGTCGGTAGCCTTCGAGCGTGGTGTGCTGTGCGGTCGCCATACGGGAAGTAAAACAGACCCGTGACTAGTAGTCAATAGCTACTTGGCAGTCGGGGTGTCCCCTGCACTCGTCACACAACAGGTCTTCCTGGGTGGCGACCCGAGTGCACAGGTTGGTGTGGCAGGAGCAGCGGTCATATCCGTTCGCCCGGGCAGGCCGGAACGTGGCGACCGGGTGCTCGGTGGAGGCGGTGGAACCGGCCCAGTCTTGGACGTTCAGGCGGGTCCAGCCGTGGCCGTTCACCAGTTGCCCGCTAGACGGCGGTATGCGGTGGTGACGTCCACATGATATTGGTCGCCGATGTGTCGTAGTTCGGTCGGCCAGCGTTCACCTGAGGCGGCACGGGCAGCGTCCCTCGCCGCGCAGTACCGGGCAGCAACCTCCGCTTTGATCGCGCGTACGTCGGCGGGAGTAGCGCACGGCCAGTGTTCCGTGACCCAGAATGGGTAGCAGCCGAGGCCGTAAAGGCCGTTCACTTCGTTAGCACGCGTAGGAAAGTTGGCCACGTGAAAGCCATCCCTGCAACGAACCGGCCGTGAGTGATACCCAACTCCTCCATCACGTCAAGCCAGTCTTGCGCGTTCTGCCTGACCTGTGTGCGCCGCTGCGAGCCCATCACCTTCAGGATGAGGGATCGGCCAGCGCTGATCGTGGTGAGCGCGTAGAGAAACTGGGCGCCAAGCAACAGACCGAACAACAGGTAGGCAGCGACCGCTATCAGGGCAATGTTGAGTGTGCTCACGTCCGACGTGCCTTCCGCTGAGCACGGTATCGGAGCCCGACGGCAGTCAGCCAAGCCCCGTTGATTCCCAGCCAAACGAGGCCAGCGAACCCAACATTCCATAGTTGCGCGACGATTAGTGCTGCGCCCGCGCCAGTCAGGTAGTGGCTGTTCCACGGCCACGGCTTGTTCAGGGCGTCGAGCAGGGATTTCACCGTTGCCTCCTGTGTCGGCCGCCACGGCGGGGTTTCGGGTCCAGGTGTTGCTGTGCCGCGACAATCGCAGTGGCTAAGGCACGCTCGTCCACGTACAGGTCGCAGCTAGGGACGCATCGGTCGCAGGTGGATAGCCCGCGTGCGCAGCCCTCGATGTAGAGGGTCGGCGCGAGCATCGACGCGGGTGTACGGATGGGTGCTGGTGGGATGTGGCGGCCCATACGGCGCAGACGCTGGTCCATCAGCAAACCGCGTGTGCGTAGTGCAGCCCGTACGCAGGTAGCGGCATCTTCGCCACCGAATCGCCCACCTGGTAGTTGCCGCCGCAGACCGCGCAGACCCCGTCGATAGGTGAATCCACCACGACACCGTCATGCCAGCCGGGGCAGTCCGTGGCGCACTCAGACAGGTCGTAGGACATGCCGTCAGCAGACACCCACGGTTCATGGGGGATGCCGTCAGGGCCCACTACAGCGCCGTCCACAGTAGGCATCGGCGCTACCGTGA